TTGACCGTATCACTTTTCATAAAGAAGTTTTAGGGATAGAAAAATATTTAATTTTTGAAAGAAAAAATTGGAATCACTTTAATTCTGATCGTTGGTACTTTCCATTAAAAAACAAAGATTTAATTTTGTTTCCCTCTCATTTAAACCACGAAGTAGAAAATAAAAAAGGAAATAATTTAAGAATAAGTTTAGCTTTTAATGTTTTTATAAAAGGAACAATAGGTCAAAAATTTAATTTAACTGAGTTGAAATTAAAATGAAAAGAAAATTAACCACTGAAGAAATAATTAAATATTTTAGTAGTGAAAAAGGATTTGTTTGGGGTATGGACACAGCAATAAAGTCATTAGCATTATCTCCAAATGTATCTTATGATCTAGAATGCAAAGCTGGAGTTTACACTTTATTAAGATGGGAGTCCCCTCTACCTAAACCTACTTCAGAAGAAATAAAACTAGAATATGAAAGACAAAAAACTATAGCTGAATGTTTAGAAATATTTAAAAATAAAGATGGAAAAAAATAAATTAGAATTATTTAAAACTACTGTTTATGCAAACTATTTAAAATTTGCTAATGATAAACAGTTTAAGAAAAAATTAAATTTAATTTATAAAAAAGAAAAAGGTCGTATTAAAACAAACGTAGGAGGTTATCAATCTAATGACCTACCAAGTCAAGAACCTGTGTTTGCACCTTTTCTAAGTGCTCTTACAAATGAAGTTAATGAATACGCCAAAGAATATGGATTTATAAAAGAACTAAGGTTAAGTAATTTTTGGTTAAACGTAAATAATTACAAAAATTATAATTCTTTACACACGCACCCAGAAAGTTTGTTTTCGGGTGTCTATTATATTGATGTTCCAAAAAAATCTGGTTTAATTATATTTGAAAGAGTAGGGAAAATAGTTATGGATTGGGCTTGGACAGATTGTGAATACAATAAATTTAATTCTTTAAATTCTACTTCATACGCACTTAAACCAGAAAATAATTTATTATTAATTTTTCCCTCTTGGCTACCACATAAAGTTGATCCAAATTTAAACCGAAAACAAAAAAGAATATCTATATCTTTTAATTTTTGCAAAAAATGAAAAACAACATAGTTGTTAAAAATAATTTTTTAAAAAAAGAAGAGCTACAAAGTATTAAAAATTTACTACTTTCAGATAATTTTTCTTGGTTTTATTCAAACACACAAGTAAAGGCTAACAAAGACTGCTCTTTCTTTTTTCACTCTTTTTTTCATAACAACAGGGCTAACTCAAATTATCTAGATGTGCTACAACCCATCTTAAATAATTTAAAGCCTATTGCTTTGATTAATATTAGAGCCAACTTGATGGTGAAAAAACCAGACTCAAATTCTAGTTATCATATAGATAGTCCAGGAGCTAAGACAGCTATATTCTATGTAAATACAAACAATGGATGCACTGAATTTAAAGAAAGTAAAAAGAAAATTAAGTCTGTTGAGAACAGAATATTGATATTTCCTTCAGGATTAACTCACAGAGCTATTGGTCAAACCGATACTGATCGAAGAATCGTCATTAACTTCAATTATTACGACGGCCCTCAAAAGTAAAAGGAGTTGATATCCTAACTATATTCGACTATATTTTTGTCCAAAAACCGGTATAATGATATAATGCTAAGAAAAGTACAATTTCTACCTGGATTCAATAAACAACTTACAGAAACTCAAGCAGAGGGTCAGTGGGTTGACGGTGATAATGTAAGATTTAGATATGGCTCACCAGAAAAAATAGGTGGATGGCAACAACTAGGAACTGATAAATTAACAGGGGCAGCGAGAGCTATGCACCACATCGTTAATAGTAGCGGTGTTAAATATTCTATTATAGGAACTAACAGAATTTTATATGCTTATTCAGGAGGTGTGTTTTATGACATACATCCCATCAAAACAACCACAACTTTAACTAACGCTTTTAGCACTACAAACGGATCAGCCGTTGTTACAATAACTTTTTCTACATCTCACGGTGCTAATCCTGGAGACATAATTTTACTAGATAATTTTACTACAATTACAAATTCAAACTTTAGCGCATCTGATTTTGACGATAAAAAATTTATGGTGACCAGCACACCAACTAATACTACTTTAACTATAACTATGCCATCTAACGAGTCTGGTTCTGGTGCAACTACTTCTGGTGGTATTAGAGTTCAACTTTATTATCCAGTGGGACCAGCAGAACAATTACCAGGATTTGGTTGGGGCTTAGGATCTTGGAGTGGTGAAGCTGCTAACCCTCAAACATCAACTTTAAATGGAGCTTTAGGTGACAACACGGCAGGAACAGGTGGGTCAGGAACGAGCATAACATTAGCGAGCACAACAAACTTTCCAACAACAGGAACAAACTTTATAAAAGTAGGGACAGAAGAAATATCTTACACAGGAGTTTCTGGAAATGACTTAACAGGAATTACAAGAGCTGTTAGAGGAACAACAAGAGCTGCACATTCAGATGGAGCTACTGTAACAAATACGTCAGACTTCGTAGCGTGGGGCGAGGCTGCATCAGGAGATTTAGTGATTGACCCAGGACTTTGGTCTATAGATAACTTTGGTAATAAAATTATTGCACTAATACATAATGCTGAAGTTTTTGAATGGAATGCAGACCTTGCAAATGCTAACGCAACAAGAGCAACAATTATTTCAGGAGCTCCAACTGCATCACGAGATATGATTGTATCCACACCTGATCGACACTTAGTATTTTTTGGAACAGAGACAACTATAGGTGATCAGTCTACACAAGATCAAATGTTTATTAGGTTTTCTAATCAAGAAGATATTAACACATACACACCCACAGCAACCAATACAGCTGGCACACAGAGACTTGCAGATGGTTCTAGAATTATGGGAGCGGTTAGAGGTAGAGATGCAATCTATGTTTGGACAGATACTGCTTTATTCACACAAAGATTTATTGGTCCACCATTTACTTTTGGTTTTGCTCAAGTAGGAACTAACTGTGGTTTGATAGGACAGAACGCAGCTGTTGAAGTAGATGGCGCTGCATACTGGTTCTCAGAGAATGGTTTCTTTAAATATGCTGGTGCTCTTCAAACACTGCCTTGTCTAGTTGAGGATTTTGTTTTTGATGATTTAAATACAACAGCTAATCAATTAATTAATGCTGGATTAAATAATTTGTTTGGTGAAATAAATTGGTTCTATTGTGCTTCAGGATCAACAGTTGTAAATAGAGTTGTCACTTATAACTATCAAGAGTCAACTCCTCAAAGACCAATATGGACAACTGGCACGCTAGATAGAACAACGTGGCAAGACTCTGCTGTATTTGGTAAACCACACGGCACAGACTATGACGCTAGTTCAAATAATTCTTATGATGTTGTTGGTAACACAGATGGTTGCACAATATACTATGAACACGAAACAGGAACTGATCAAGTTACTTCAACAGCCACAACAGCCGTAACCTCAAACATACAGTCTGGAGACTTTGACATAAGTCAAGGTGGTGACGGTGAGTTCTTTGCAAAGATTAGAAGATTTATACCTGACTTTTTATCGCAGACAGGTAATACACAAATTACTTTAAATCTAAGAAACTTTCCAAATAATACTGAAGCAAGTTCAGCTCTTGGTCCTTTTACAATATCGTCATCAACAGAAAAAGTTGATACGAGAGCTAGAGCAAGAGCGGTATCTTTAAAAGTTGCAAATACTGCTGCAGCTCAGAGTTGGAAACTTGGTGGATTTAGGTTAGACATACAACCAGACGGAAGAAGATAATGGCAAAGATAGTACAAATATTAACAAGACCTAGTAAAGAATATAGACAAGATGTTGCTGACGCACAGGTTAGAGATCTTGATGCAATAGTGCAAAAATTAAATACAACATTTCAACAAGAATTAAAGGATGAAGTTGACGCTCAAAACTTCTTTTTAAATTAATGTCAAATAGTTTCGTAAACGCAAAAGTAGATTTAACCACAACAGATTTAACAACTCTGTATACAACACCATCAGCTAACGTTTCTTTAGTCAAATCTATCTTAGTATCTAATGACTCTGGTTCTAGTTGTAATATTGATGTTACATTAGTGGATGCTTCGTCTAACATATTTAGTTTGTTTAAAACTAAAGCTATAGATACTAACACAACAACCGAACTTTTAACTCAACCTCTTGTGGTACAAGAGAGTGAGATTCTAAAAGTACAAGCTTCTGATGCAAATGAATTGCACGTGGTAGCTTCCATATTACAAATCCAACCAAGAGAGGTAGTTTCATAATGAAAGAATTAAGACCAGAAAAGATAATAGAGACAATTACTAATAAAAAAACTGGTGAAAAATACGAAAACGAGGAGGCTTGGAAATCAAAAGGTGTCTCCCCAGAGGACATTAGGAGGGATGTTAAGGTGATTATGCCAAGTCTTGATTTATTTCCAAAAACCAAGTAGATTGGAGTTTACAGGATTTAAAACCTGCCTATAACAACTTAATTAAATTATGCCAATAACAAGAGGACAGATGAAAAGACAATTACGTATGGGTGGCGGTATTATGGATGTCGTGCCTAGAGACAGAGCTTTATTGGGCGGTATTAAAAAAGCCTTTAAGAAAACTGTTAAAAGAGTAAAAAAGATCGCATCATCTGATATTGGTAAAGCTGCATTAATAGGAGCAGCTGCATTTGGTATACCAGGAACAAGCATAGGTGGTCTATTTGGTAGAGCTAGTTTTGGTGGACAAGCATTTGGTTTACTTGGTAAACCAGGTATCGCTGCTACACTTGGATTGGGCACCGCTAATTTAAATCCTGCGGCACAAAAAGCAATACTTGGAGAGACAACTAAAGGAATTGGTCTTGGAGAAACTTTAAAAGTTATGGCGGGAGGTTCTTTATTAGGAACTTTAGCAGCTAAAGCAGAAGCAGGAGATGAAGAAGCCATTGAAGCAAGTCGAAATGTTGATGCTTTAAAAACTTATTTAAGACAAGGATATAGAAATTTAAAAAGCTTTGTAAAACAAGATGGCTCTGAAGATGAAGAGGCACTTGAAGCTCAAATAAATAGAGACGTTTCTGAATATACAGCTGGAGCTGGTGGTTATGCACAGGGTGGCAGAATAGGTTTTGCTGAAGGAACTTATGATGATTTTGAAGAG